GGTTCCAACCGGTTGCGTATTTAATGGAAGGTTGCCTTTTTTAAACATTGTTGGCTTTGCTTTCTCATAAACTTCTTTACTCATTTTATAACCTTTGTTTGCCGGAACATGGCCGCGTTGAAATTGTGTTGCTTTACCGCCAAGATATCCGGCCGGGAATTGTGTTGATCGCAAATAAACTGGATCCTTTTTAATTCCCATTGCAAAGGCGCGGTTATAAACTTGGCTTTCAGTTAAATTTAAATCATGCGCTATCTTCTTTGTTGGTTCAAATGGATAGCGCTGTTTAATTATATCATTTATCTTCATTGATTGCTTTTAAATATTTAAGATATAAATCAAGGTTAAAATTCGTTGAAATTTCATGATGCCATCTTCGGCGGCTCCAAAACTGGAGTATTGCTGCAAAGGTTGGTTGTTGTTTATTGGTTGTTTTCATGATAAAATTCTTTTTCCATTAATAATTGTTGTTCGTAACCGTATTCATTCGGCCAATTTTCAACTCTTTCAATAACCATTTCGGCAAGTTCTTTGGAAAGCTCGCGATCTGGGAATATTTGCCTTTCAACTCCTTTGAATTTTTGAGTTAAATAAATATGTTCAATTTCGCAAATTACTTGATCATCATCATCTTCATTAAAATGAAAATAAACTTGTGCTTTAAATTCAATTTCATCATCCATGCAAAGCCATGTAATGGTTCCGCAATAATCTTCGATTTCTATTTCTTTATTCATGACACAAATTTTTCATCGTAGAATTTTTTTGCCAATTCCCTTGAATTTACATCTTGATCTTCAATTAAACGGCCATCATAAAAACCCATTTGATAAGCATAATAAATAGATTGTTTTTGATAAGCTTGTAAGCTTGCGATTTGTACGGCATCCAGTTTGATTCCATTTTCTTCAAATAGATCGATGCATAATTGTAGTGTTGTTTCTTGTTTCATTGTTTTTCGATTTTAATTATTAAATTATCATTCTTTTGAATTAGTATTTTTACATGATCTTCATCATATGCTTCAACAATCCTTGTTTGGATTACAAGCGGGGAACCTGGTCGCAACCAAGTTTTGAAAGTTGCTTTATATTTAAACAACATTTTCGGGGAAATAGTTTGGAACTTCGCAAAGTTCAATAATAGAGTTTGTAATTTGTACGGCTTTATCAAGTTTGGCTTCGTAAGCAAAAACTTTCATTTCACCGGAATTAATCATTGCGCAAATTACTTGCGTTAAAATTTGATCTTTGTTCATAACGTGTTTTTTAAAAAAGTTAATATTGGAAATAAATTTGTAATAAGAGCAGCAATCAAAATGGCTGCAATAAAGACTTTGGAAAAATAGATTTCATCTTCTCCAATTGGTTTAAAATAGTTAAATAGTTTTTTCATGGTGTTTGTTTTATTTTTTGTAAAGTTACATAAACTTTTCATATATGAAAATAATAATTAACATTTTTCGTTAATTTATAATCATTCTAAATAAGGGGGAATGTAATAAAGTAAAGTAAAACAATTAATTTGTGGCCGCAATTTGCGACTGCAACCGCAGAATATTATAATAATTTGGGGAATTAACCTTAAGAATATCATCTAATTTCAAAGTATTACCTTAAAATTACATGATAATCGGAATTAAACCGATAATGTATCGTTATTTGGAAACTTTATTTGGTGTTATTATTCATAAAAAGGGCGGTTGCTTCTAACTCCCGCCCCTTAAAACAACACTATGAACAGCAAATATATTAAAAAATATGAGTTAACCGCGCAATTTGCCCAAATTCTTTATGATGGATGAATCCTTCAACCGCTTTTGGAACTCCAGTATATCCATTTTTATGGTGCCATGCATCGGTTCCGGAAGGGGAACGCAATGTTTCAAAAGTGCAACCAATCATGTCGCGGGATTGTTTATGATGAACATGATGGCTGTAAATGTAACGGTGTTTTGTTTCGCTCCAAAGGATTGGAAATTCGGTTGCCAATAACATTGGAAGGTTTTCAACCTTGGCGCCATCGCCATGAGTTGTTCCAATTAAATTTTTTCCATACTTAAATGCTTTTCGATGCTTTAAATCAACATTGAATTTTATTGAACTATTATGAAAATGAGCTTCAATAAGCTGCATTAAAAAAAAGCCATGAGTTAAATCATGGTTCGAAGGATTATAAACAACCTCAACTTCGGCAAAACTAATCAATTGTTCCAACAAATCAATGTAAAGATTCTTTGCCATTATGAAATTTTGATGCCATTGGCCATCCGTATCTTGTAGCGTTCCGGCGGTTGTTGTTCGCCTGGTGTTGTCGGTGTGCAAAATATCATTTCCCGCAACAAATAAAACTTTATCAATAGTAAATCCCTTGGCTTTGTTTAAAATGCCTTGCATCCCTTCTTTTGCACGTTTAACGGCAATCTGGCAATTGTAATCTTCGCCGGTTTCAAATGCCGTTGATAATTTACCAATATGAAGATCCGCAATATCAATAATTAACAAATGATAATCCGGGCTTGATTTAGTTTTTATCGCCGTATATTTTGGCGCATATGCTTTAACTTCGGCAATGGCTTGATCCTTGATTTTTTGAATCTCATTTAACTCTTCGGCTTTAAAGTTTGGATTCTTAAAAAACAATGAAGCTTCTTTTGTTTTTAACCAACCATGTTTTACATCCTTATCATCAACCCCGGCTTCATCGGTTGCATTCTTGATCCCACGATATTGCATGAGTATTTCGATCTCATCCTTTTTCAAGCGAAATCTGTTAAGATTATTTCCCATAAAAATTTAGATTAATGATTTTTTTGCGTACTTCCAAAGCCAGGAAAGAAGCAATCCAATTGCAACCCCGACAAATAATAAATTCAAATTGCCTTTTGGGCGGTTGCTCTTTGCTTCCGATTTTGCCTTTTGCCCTTCGGCTTTTGCCTTGGCTTTCTCAACAACTCGATCTTTATATATTGTTTTTAATTGAATTTTATATTTATATTTTATCTCGGTTCTAACTTGCCATTTGGTTTTTGGAATATAAACGTTCTTGTAAAAAATAACCGAATCGGTTTTTCTTATAATTGTTTCATAATAAATAGAATCATTAACAACGTAAGGAATTGAATCAATCTTTAATATTTGGATTGTATCCGATGTTTCGGCGCATTTAAATCCCTTCTTTGTTGCTTTATTAATATGATAATTAACGGAACAGCTGCAAAGCATTGCTATTAAAATAAATATTATATATTTCATCCTTGTCGTGTATAAGATTTAACGTAATTTTTACTTGATTTGAGCTTGCTTGTCTTTGATTTTGCATGAACGCCAGGCCGTTTTACTTTTGGCTTGATTCTTTTGGTTGTATCTTGTTTAATTTTAGCCATTAATATCGCTTGATATTATTAAAGTATATGTAAAATGATTGCCATGGATCTCTTTTGCCCGGTTAATCAAAACCATAAAATCAAGAAAATCTTTTGTACGCTTAAATACTTGGCAACCTTCGCTCCAATTCTCAACAAAGTTTGAAACGGTTCCGGCTTTGTGGATGTTTATTCCAAACATTCCAGTATCTCGAATTATTTCATCAAAATCCATATCGCGGTTTTTATCCCTCCAAACCGTTACATCCCCCAACCTTTGGCAAAGCGCTTGATATTTTCCTTGATGCATTGAAACAGCGTAAACGCCGCGGTATTGATCCGGAACCAATCGAGCAACGCCCCCGGAATTATGGAATTGCATAACTCCTTTTTTTCCCGGTTCCGTAGTTGCATCCCATTCATGATAAAACCATTCGCCTCCAACCTTATAAGACAAAGTTAATTTATCATCGAAAAGATTTGTAACTTTTTGCCCTGGTGTTGCATTGCGAACTCCAACAATATTAACATCGTAATCTTTTGCACCATTAAACCAAACATATCCTTGCGATTTTACGGCCTTTTCAATCTGTTCTTTTGAATACATCTTATTTTTTTATTTTATCAACATCATCTTTTAATTCCGCGCCCCTTTTTAATAGATTCTTTAAGCTTTGCCAAATGTTCAATCCGTAGATTATTTTATAATTCTCCGAAATGGAAATCAATTCGATGCTGCAAAGCGTTAATGCTGTTATTTTTGTAACCAATAAAGGAACGGAAAAGAATTTTAAAACAATTGCATCCAGGATCCAGTAATCAATCAAATACAACATGATTACGGCCACTTCGTAAAGAGCTAACTTACTAATAATAGCGGAAAGCTTCCGCGATGTAATTGGTTGCTTTAATTTTTTAGCTTTCCAAACTCCAGTAATTGTATCGATAAGGATTAAAAACCCAACAAGAAAAATAATGCCGGATATTGGCATAAAAAACGCGGTTATAATGCTAATCAAGGTTAATAAATTTGTTTGGATGCTTAATAATAATATTGCTAATTGTGCTTTCATTCTTCAATCAATTGTTCAATTAATATAAAATTTAAATATGCATTAAATGTTAATCCAACCATTTTTAAATATAATGCATCTTCAAAAAATAAAACGCCGGTTGTAAAATAACCAAAAACAAAGAATAAAACGCTCCAAATTTTTAGATGTATCATATCTATTATGTTTAATTGTTCTTAAAATCATAATTATCAAACGGAATGTTGCACCAATTCTCCGTATCGTATATATTTACGGCAAGTTCCATCGTCCATCCGGCCGTCATATCTTGTGAACGGTTAATGAATGGAGTTGTTCCGATTGTTCCTTCAATATCAAGGAATTCATCAAAGCGCCATTGCTTGAATGTTGTATGAATATCTTTGCAAATGGAAATGCAATCCGAATGAATTTCATTTATTTGATCGTAATCGGATTGGTTGTATTTATCGCATATTGTAATTATGGCATTTATGCCAACATTGAAATCGCCAATTTGCGAAGGTTGTAACGAAACAACCATCATTGGATAAGTTACGGCATCCCGGGAAACAGCATCCAAAAATTCTCCAAAGAAAAAGGAGTTAATTTGCCGGTGTTCGGTTGCGATCAACTCGAACTCCTTCCGTAGTTGGTTTAATGTTTTTTCCATAATTATTTAAGTATTTTTTAAGCTGTTCAATTTGTTTTTTTGATGCTTTAAATTTCATATAATAAAATTTATTGGAGTATAACCGGAACGATCCGCAAGCATATCTTCGGAACAAGCTCCAGGGCTTGAAGATGATTGATTATATTCAGGATAAAGAGTTCCATTATCCGCTCTCAAATGAACGATTAATCTTTCTTTATAGAAATATGCATCTTTGCGCAATTGATCCCGCAAAGCGCTTGTTTCGGCATCTGTATTCGGTGTTTGATTCTCATCTTGAATCCTTCCAACGGATTTATTGGTTAATTTCTCATTCAATAAAAGCGCGCATCTGTAATCAACAAATGCAACCAAGCAAGGCGTTACAAAATCATTCATTAAATCCAAGTATGGTTGAGTCCAGGTGTTTGTATTTACGCGCAATAATAACGCTTTAAACAGCGGTGTTGTTAATGCCGGTTGTAATTGTATATCCTGGCTTCTTTTAATAGCAACCGCCAATAATTTCGTATCCGTATTCATATGAATAAGGCCAAGTTTCTTTAAATTGTCAACCGATAATAAATAGTCCATAATTTTATTTTTGTTTAATTACTAATTGTTGCATCCATTCATGGCGGCACCATGGTGTTGTTGCTCCAGTATCCGGATTTGTGTACCAACCGCCGCGATAAGTCCAAACATTGCGATCAACTCGCGTTGAAATGGAATTTATATCATCCCTTGTAAAACTTCGTTTTAATTCAAGCAACTTTTTACAAAATTCCCTTGATTCGGTTTTAACCGCCGGAACATCCGTTCTTGTTTTATAAGTATATCGAACTTCAAACTCGGTTGTTTCAATTTCCAAATCACTAATTAATTTATCGCCAAAATCTGTAATGCTTCCCTTTGTGTAAAGTTCCCAGGTTGATAATTGATTTATTGAAATTGCAACGGTTTTAATATCGGATTTCAATGCCTTCGCAATTGATGCCGCATCTTCGCCATTATTCAACAAACTCAAAACATTCTTATCAAAATCTCTAATTTTCAATTTGATTTCTCCAATTGTTTCAAATAACATATCTTGGCGCGAGAATATCTCTTCGCTTGGTGTATCCCAAGCAATTGGCATTGATTTAACCACAATAAAATTATCTTGGCTTTCTCCAAACTC